GCGGATTCCCTTGTCAGCCCTTCTCGGTTGCAGGTAAGCAAAAAGCCATACAAGACGACAGACATCTGTGGCCCGATATGTTTAGAGTTATTAAAGAAACAAAACCTACCTGGGTTATTGGAGAAAATGTCAGAAATATTATTAGCATCTCAGAAGGCATGGTACTCGAACAAGTGTACCTTGACTTGGAAAGCGAAGGTTACGAAGTCCAATCGTTTATTATACCAGCTTCAGCAGTCAACGCTCCTCACCAACGATACCGAACATGGATTGTGGCGTACTCCAGACGCACATTGCAATCGAGGGCCGAGCTCAGAAAAGAGAATGAAAATGAAATTGCAAAAAGGTATGCCAATCAGTTTGAACGATCAAGTAAGACATCCGAATTTGATGTGGCCCACACCAAACACACAAGATCACAAAACCAATCCAGGAGAAAATGTGAAGAATTGGAAAGTCAGAGCAGAGAAAAAGAAAAAAGAACAAGGAATAAATCTACAATTTGCCTTGAGACAGGCAGTGCAGATGTGGCCCACACCGACAGCCAACGAGGATGCTTGTGGGAAACCGACAGGCAAGATGCAGAAGATGTTAGGCAATCACCCAGATGTAAGGTCACAGGGAACTGGGACTTTGAACCCAATGTGGGTCGAGTGGCTAATGGGATACCCTATAGGGTGGACAGACTTAAAGGATTAGGTAATGCAATCGTTCCACAAATCGCATATCAAATTGGTAAAGCAATAATGGAGGCAGAAAATGATAACTGAAAACCAAGTACAAGAAGCTCTTGATTGGATGATTAAAAATGAGGATGCTTTAGCAGCAGCTAAAGCTGCCTATCATGATCTTGATAGATTTAGCAAAACAATAAAAGCAGAACTCATGTCTAAGATCAGTAGCAATATGTCTGTTGCTGCAAGAGAGACAGAAGCATTAGCCAATGAAGAATATAAGACACACCTAGATAATCTTCGTATTGCAGAAGAACAATACCTAAAACTAGAATACAAGATGGACCACAACAAACTTATTTGTCAATTATGGCAGACTGTTAGCGCCAATCGTAGACAGAGTGTGTAAATTATGGTTAGTTCTATGAGTGAAAACAAACCAAGAACATCACCAGAACAAACCAGAAATGACACCAGAAATCCAACTATGGGTCTCTGTTATTATAGTGGCTTTACATGACTCACGTATGGACTTTAATGATGTCAGCATCGTTGAGCGCAAAGCACCTAACCATAGAATTTACTACGATTTCGTAGACAGTAAAGATTTCAGAATATCAAAACAAAGAACATTACACTTATTAGACTGTGTAGAAGCACGCATGTGGTTTGAAAAACAAGATGAGCAGTTTCAATTGGTTTGCCACTTGGCCAATCTTAATCCTGAATGGGTATTCAATCTGTATAGGGATATGTTAGAACGAGACAACATTAATCCAACAGAGATACTTAAAAGGTTTTTTGCTTTTAAGTTTTAGTTACGGCCTGATGTACGAAGTGAAGCAATCTTCTTCTTTACTTTTGTAAGGGTCGTGGCACAAATATCTTTTATGAATGATATTGCTTTCTTCCACAACAAACGGAGTGCCAAATCTCCAGATTTCTTTATTGCATTTTTCACAGTTTCCAAGTTTAACATTTTTTACTCTCCTCATTAGTCATGTATCTTTTTAATTTTAAGCCTGCCCATATCTTCATACAGCTCTGCTTTCACCTCTTTGCATTGCATTACCATACCGTCTTGATTGGCTCCGATGTTACGTTCAATAACTCTGCGCTGTTTCAAACAGTCGGTCATGCCGTCAGTTGGTACATACTCAATTACCGAACCGTTTTGAATCATTAATATTGCGAACACTACCTCAATCATGTCCGTTACCTCTAAGTTTATCAGTCAACGACTCCAAATCTATTACTCTGTCTTCAAGAAACTGTGAGTGCATATCTACTTTATCTATCATAGGTAACTTGTCTTCTACGTCTGTTTTTAATTTATCGTGTTCTTTAGAGAGAAACTCTAACAACATGTATTGTTCTTGGTCAATTGGCTTTTGCTCTGCTGCTTTAAGTAAATCAGCGTTCATCAATTGCAATTCAGTTTCCACTATATTCAACCTCTGCTCAATTCCAAAATATGCCCATACGCCCACAGCCACAGCAGCTATAATACTAAGTAAATTACGAACAGGCATTGAGATAGCCGTGCTATCTGATACTCTTACTTCATCTGTCATACTTCGTCTAGCTCTCTACCTTCACAAAAGAAGGCCCATGTTCTAAGGTTTTGTCCATCTCTTTCACCGTGAACTTCTGCAAGTTTATAAACCAATTCAGCTTTGTTCCAGAAAACATAATCTAAACACTCAACTTTACCACTGAACGTCTGTTCAGAATATGTACTATAAGATGGTCCTTCAACATCAACATGCCATAACATGGCCGTAATTATCCAGATCATTTTTTAACCAGACTACCACCAAAGTATAATCCTGTGATCGCTGCAACTAAATTCGTATCTAGCGGTGTGATTACTATTCCTCTTGCTGCCATAGGAACCCACTGCATAACTTCTTTGCCTTCAAAGAAAAGGAACCCAGGTTTAAATTCTAAGTAACCCACTATAACTTGCGCCTGTGGATCTATCAAAGGTAATATCTTTGGCAATACAATAATTGCAAATATTGCTGTAAGTGCAATTATTCTGCGTGTCCATTGAAAGCCTACGTTTTCATATTCTCTAGCATCTTTAAATGCTGCTGTTTGAACTTCAGCTCTTTCAAGCATCATCTTTTGTTGTGCTTGTTTTGCTTTAATACTTTGTGACCAAATACTCATCACTCCACCCAACACGGTAGAACCGAGCATAGTAATCATCTCAAAGGGAATACCCATTGAAACCTCCTATTTTATTTAATTGTATATCCTGACGGTTGTGTAGATAATTGTGGTAACTTGTCAGGTTGATTGCCTTCTAATATATCTTGTAAATTTTTTTGTATATACCAAACGACTGAGCCTATAACATTGTCTCTCGTAAAAGTATCTACCATTTCTTTTAATCCACAGCCAAACTGCAACAACAAAGAAGTTGCTTTACCATCGCTACGTGCTTCTCTATCTAAAGTTGACTCTGATTTCTTTGTTCGTACCCATACAGCTACGACAGTTATACCAGTTTTTGTAGTTATGTAATCCAATGTAACCCTATAAAATACATTATCTATATTTAATGGAAAAGTTATACATCGCATTCTATTTGGTATTTCCATTCTAGCCACGTTACTCATAATCTCTTTCTATTATCATTTCCAGGTAGTGTATAGCTTTTTCTATATCCTCTTTTTTACCCTTCATTTTATGACGGCAAACGTACTTAATTACGTTAGCTTCTGCCCACAGTAAGTTGTTTTTATTGATAAACTCTGCTGGCTGTATGCGAAATTTTATGTAGTGGTCGCCTTTTATTTGTTTTTCTAGTGTCTTCACGGACACACTTTATTCCATCTTCCACCTTTGTTCAATACCATAGGTAACAATTTTGGCTGGCTATCTATAATAATACCACACCCAATAATAGGCCTATCTTTGAATACTTTATCATAAGCAAAAGCCAAAGCATCCTTATCAATTAGACACCCTACCTGCATGGCCCACAGCAAGGATGATGGGTTGCCCCAATAAGAAATGCCATACTTGGTATGAAAATGGCCCTGCACATAACATGTGCCTTGTTTTTGTCCAACGGCCATAATGTTTGCTGATTTGCCATGATGAAAGTGAACGTCATTGCCATCTGGCAATCGAATTGTAAGTTCACTGTGCCACTTCCAGCCTGGTCCTACCTCTAACACTTCGTTATAACCACGCATGTATGCTCTTGGTAGTCCTGCTTTGAAGGCTCTGCGATATGCAAGGCTGCCATGATTTGAGTGTAATAAATCAATCTTTGGCCACAACTTTTCTATCTGATGAATAGTAATTCTAGCTTGTTCAAGTTCATCACCTGCACTTGGTAAGTCACTATCTTGACCATGAAAATTTAATCCATGTTTATCACACTCATCACCAATATGCACCACTCTATCAGGTTTGTATTTTCTCCTGATAGCAGAAAGGAAAGGAATTAGATCAGGGTGGTGATATGGTGAATGAGTATCTGAAATTATAAGTATGCACTTATTAGACATAAATGTTTTGTACTTGATTTTCTAAATACGTGCAAATTACATCAAAGTCCTAATTATTAAATAACACATTTGTAAGAAAACAGTAGTTCCTATAAACCACACAAGAGTTCTCAGTTGTCTCATATCTTTTTCAATATGACATAAATGATTGTCTTTCAGAGTTGTTAGCTTTTGATCTAACAGTTCTAGCTTACCCTCTATACGGATAATAGCTTCTCTGTTTTCTTGTTCCATTAGATGCTAGCTTTGTAATCTGCCCACGCAGCTTTTACAGCGTCAGTCCATACAGCATTAGCTACTGCTTGTACTTCTGCGTCTTCACCAGATATATCATCATCAGGGTGTATTACGTGTCTATGTGCTGAACGTGATATTTCTGCATCATCTTCTTTTATAACAGTATCAGTTCTAACTTGAACAGCTTTGTATTGTCCAACGACTTCTATTTTTGCTATTTCTGTTTCTTTACTTATTGACATTAGTTTCTCCTTTTAAAATAATTACGCACTTCTATATGTTGCAGAAGCCACAAGCAGTTCATTACCACTCATTGCATTTGCACAAGTTATTGCATCTTCAAGGTTGTTTCTTCCATCACTTGAATTATTACAAACAAAATTCATTAGTGTTGTATTTGGACTTATATATGATACTTGCGGAGCTTCAGTAGTTGCAAAGTTACTGGTAAGACCAACACTTGCAGCTTGTATAAAATTAGATGTAGTATCACTTGTAAACGGAAGTCCTGTTACAGTTAAAGCACCACCTGGAACAGATGACATAGATGCTGCACTTAAATGAACATGAACGTGAACAATATCTCCAATCTTTTCATAAAAACCTAGTCTATGTGTATATGAAACTCCACTGGGTGCTGATGCTGTGCCATTTAGTGTTGGTGTAAATGTGCCAACCTCATAATCATCAAGTAAGTTAGATGCTGTAGCAGAAGTAACTCCTAAGTGTATACCCTTACCAGATGCACTAAATGTTATGTTATCTGCTAGTGTTGCTCCACCATCTTTTAATGTTACGCTATCAATAGCAACACCATTAGCTGATGTCTTTTCTGATATTGTATCTACTCTTATTTCACTCATGTGTTACT